GACTGGCTCTACTTGACCGATTTTGATCAGAAAAGCCTCGCGCTCTTTGTCTACTTCAGCCATTATTAGCTCCAATCTGAGAGAACGCTGATAGATACTTCACCGGATAACAGGTCGCCTGCTATTCCAGTCAAGACTGCTGGTGCACTAAATGTGCTAATTGTATAAGCAAGCGATGACGCTTCAAGCTTATTGACAATGTTCAAATAAAAATCTTCAATGTTTGTTAAATTACCTTGATTGTCAAACATAGGCGCAAGGACGACAAGTTTGAAATTGGCTTTTGGCTTAACCGTTTTGTAGTGATCGTTGCTTGGCTCGATGTATGGATCACCCGGTTGGACAACAATGCTGTTAGCAAGGGGTGTAGCAGGTGGGAAGGAAAACACCTGCCACACCGCATTATCAGCTAGTGCAGTCGCGATTGTTCCCCGTAGGGTCGTTATTGCGCTCACCCTACTAGACCGCCCGGTGCTAGATGATCCGCAAGTAAGCCTCGAACGCGAGCCATGAGCGTATTACCCATGCGATATGGTGATGGTTGAAAATCAGGTGAGATGCCGCCAGCGTTTGACGCTTGACGTGCCTGCCAAATATCGATTGCAATCATTAAGGTTGCTTGATTGACTTCAGGCAATGTTTCGTAATCAATATGCGTAATGCCATAAACTTTGCCGTAGGGAACAAGTAAATTATATGCTTCGGCGGTTGCGTTATTAATTGTGTATTTGACAAAAAAAGTGCCAATAGCCGTTACGGTTTTAGATCCATTATATTTCGCGCCTGCGTTTTCAACGGTAACGGTCTGGCCGACAATAAAGTCATGTGGAACGCTTGTGTAAATTGTTGCAACGCTTGTGGTCGACTCATGAGCCACAACTGCGTAATCATTAAACCAAAGTTTAGATTTAACAATGTTTTCTGCCGCTTGGCAGACTTCCTCAACAACTGCTGACGAATAAAGATTGCCGATACCAAGCGCGGAGCGCAATTCAGCTTCGGTAACGTATGTGGCTGCCATCTCTATCCTTTCTGTGGGTTAATCCCGGCGCAAGGGCTGTGCGCCGGGATCAACATTAACTACTTACCTATCAGGTTAGGTTAAAGCGACGAACGCCGCCGGCAACAAGAACACCACAAGCCAAATAGCCATAGAGTGATGTTTCGATTTCGCCGGAAACTGGAACGTTGGTGCTTAGACGTAGAACTGGTGATTCGTAAATTGCAACAGATGATGGAACTACGATAAACGCAGATTCATCAATTGTTGTTGCGACAGCGTTTGGATCAACATAAAGGTCAAGACCCAAAACGTTTCCACGAAGTGAAGATGGTGTTGCAGATCCGCCTGCATTGTAAGGCTGCGCTGCTGAATAGATTGGACGACCTGTTGTATCGGTTGCTCCCATGAGTAGACCCCATTGAGAAGTACCGGCAATGTAACGGGTTGCAAGTTCTCCTGTTGCAGCGTATGCGGCTGGTGTTTCTGTTGAAACGTAGGAGATAATGCCTGCGGATGTTGCTGCAACTGCTGTTGCTTGCGTTCCGCCTGCTGTAAGTGCTGCGATAACTGCTGCATCGGTTGCCTTGTTGTATGCGCGCTGCATGTTATCGAGCATTGCTTGGAAGAATGAAGGGTCGCTGCGTTCTAGCAATTCGACCGAGTAACGCTGCAATCCAGCATACTTCTTGACAGTCAAATTGACATAGGAGCTGACAATGCCAGTTTCAGATGGTGCGCCACCTTCGGCAGTTTCTGCAACGGTTCCAGATCCAGTAATTTTTGGAACGCTTACTGTCATGCCTGCGGCAGGAATTGCGCGTGATCCAATTGCATCGATTGCTGGACGTGCGCCAATGAGTGTGTCAACAACGGTGCTGACATACTGAACTGGTGAGAACGCAGGGTTCGTTGTGAATGAATCATCGGCTGCTGTGAGTGCCTTTGCAGCTTGTGCGTCAGCGTGCATTACCCATTCTGCTGAATCGGTATTGCCGAGTTTTGCCTTGATTGAGTGCTCAAGATATTGAGCTTTGGTTTTGATTGGTGAACGTGGCTCTGTGTAAAAAGATGCACTAATCGTTGGACGTGCGGCTTCTACTGGAGCAACCTCTACCGGTGTAACTGTTGGCTCTGGAGTGTTCTCCACGATAGCCTCACTTTCCGTAATTGGTTGGTTTGTTTCTTCCGCTTCGCTTTCGCTTGCGGCAACTTTAGTAACGTTTGCATTTGTAAACGCAGGTGATTCGACAAGGCTGACCTCTTTGAGAACGGCAGCCGTAACTTCGATGTGGTTTTTCTTGCGCTTGGATGAGATAACTTCAACGCCAACTGATAACCCGTCAACTAAACCTTCGCTTGCAAGAATCAACGCATCGGATCCTTGTTGGCTAGAACTCATCTTGAATTGTGCATAGATTCCATCTTCGGTTACTTGGAACTTTTGCATACGACCAATTGGCTTGTCGTTTTTGTGTTGGAACAGCATTTTGATTTTGCCGGGTGTTTCGATGCTAATCGAATCTTTGGCAAATACAACTGCGCCTGCGCTGGTATTACCCACTTCACCGAATGGCACGATTTTGCCTGCGATGATGCGGCGCTCGCTGTCCGAGCTTTCTATTGGGCTACTGAACTGAAGTAACATCGGTGTTTCCATTTGGTGTTAGGTCTTCCATTTCCATTGCTTGATCAATTGTAATCAAGCCGAGAGATAGCATTTTTTCAATGACGTTTAGGCGTTCCATTGGATCTACTCGCAAGAACGCGCTATCCACGTCAAACTTAACAATGTTGCCTCGCGCCGTGACATCATCCATTGACAAACGGTCTTGAATTGCGTTGATGTACGGTGCGAGAGATAAAGCCAAGAATTGTTTACGTTCATCTTGGACGTTTGAATATGTCATAGAATTGTTTTGATCTGCGCTGATGTAATAAGCCGGAACGTTCATCATGCGCGCAATCTGTGTGCAAGTCGCTTGAACCGCATCCACAAACATCATGTCTTTAGGTGAGAATGACGTTGGCTGATAATCAAGTGTTGATGTCAAATATGCAGTCGAACGTTGTTCACGTGCAGATTTCCACGCAGCTAAGATTCCTTGCACTTCGGCAGGCGGTAAATCCGCGCCGGTATTCTTGATAACGCCGGAAGGCATTGGCGTTGATGTTGCGACACGCATTGCTTTTTCTAAATCAATTGCGCTGCGTAATACACGTGCGCCACGTTGCAAAACGCCATCATCTTGTGATTGAAATGTAATTAATGATCCAAGACCCGACATTGGCGCACGTTCGCCATCAATCATATATTCGATAATGTAATTGCTATTTGGCTGTGTTGTAAACGTTACGCGGCTTGGTGCAATCCATTCAAATCGTGCCGGACGGCCATCATCAAAATAAACTTCGGTGACGCGCCAATATGCAACGCCATAAAACAATAGAGAGTCAACGGTCCATGCAATTGTGACGCTGCGTGGCTGATGTGCACTTGGTTGATCCAGCCAAATTGGAGATCCCAATTCCTCGCCAGTAGATTTCTTGTAAAGATGCAATGGCAAACCGCCGATTGTGCAAGCAATCAAATTACGGCATCGAGCAACGGCTGGAACTGTTACAGCTTCATCGCGACCAACCGGAGTTAACACAGTTGGCATGTAAAAACCGAATGAATCGGTCATAAGCTGCGGTGCAGCTTGCGCTTCTATTTTCGCAGGACGAAAACGATCTAAAAGACCCATCGTTTAAGGATACCATACAAATCGGACATAGCCGACATATTAGACAATAATTTGCGGTTTGCTTTGTGGTTTAAGTAGCTGGTGTACAACCATTGCCAAACTGATTGCTGCTGAAACATCTCCGGCTGACTTCCTTCTCACAATACGCCAACCTGCGTCAGTTTCTTTAGCGGCACAGTTATTCATGGAGTCCACCAGACTACTCTGTCCGATGTGAACGATACGCGCGTTCACCAGCGAATCATATAGATCCGAACACGCTTGGTAAAATACAGTCCCAGACATATCTTGGATTTTGTGGCCACTTAATGCCAGCCGTTCGGCGACGCTCATGGTTGAGTATTTATCGAAGCAAATCAATCTAGGCTTATATTTCATTGCCCAATCATTGACTTCCACAGCCATCTTCAGCTCGTCAATGGCAACCTGACTTTCAAATTGAGCAATTACGCCAACGGCTATTTTGCCGTCATCTTGCACTTGGCCTGCCACAAGGCTAGCCATCTTTTTATTGACCGATATATCCATGCCAAAGATTGTGGCGCGTCCGGGTTCAATTTTTAGATCTTGAACCGTCAAATCTTCAAACGCGCGATAAGGCCAGGGGGACTTTAATGCTGAAACCCATTGACAAAGCGTTTCGGTTCTGCTGGCTTCAACGCTGGATGTTGCAATGGCTTCTTCAATTGTTGATTCATCTATCAAATAGCCAAGTGCCGGATTAGCCTGATACCACGCGTCACGATCAGTAATTTTGGCAAAATCATCGGCTGAGTATTCCCAAAATCCAAGTGTCGGCGGTGGATATGACAAAGCCCGGCTTCGCAAATCATTCAGTACCGTGCTAAAGGCATCACCGGCATTTGATGTCATAAAGATTTGACTATTAGGTCGAGCACGAACGATAGGCCTTGCGGCAGTCCACGAATCTTCATCGATTTCGCGTAATTCATCGATATATAACAAATCAGCAGTTTTTCCGCGACTGCCGTCACGCGTGGCCGCCACGATTTCATACCGCGCACCGGACAATAGCTCCACCGATTCCTGACCATTTGCTACACGGATTTGTTTAACCTGTGCCATCAAATGCGGATTATCCTCGATAACATCGACAACCTTGCGGAACGTGTCCAAAGCCATGCCACGATTGGACGACATGGCCACAATGTTCATTTCGCCAAAAACAAACAGTCCGGCAAGGATGCGGATACGGGCAAGATGAGTTTTACCGTTTTGACGCGCTACGAGCAACAGCGATGTCTTTCTTCGCCATTTCCCGGCTTTGTCAACCTTCAACAAATCGGTGAGCACATATTCTTGCCAAGCCAGCAGCTCTAAATTGCAATCGGCTAAAAACTTATGGACTTCATCAATCCTAGACTTGCCTTTGAGTGGCGCATTTTGTAATCGTGGCTTGGTCGCGCCCTTGCGAACCTTTTTCAATTAGCCCCCGATTGGTCTGTAAGCATAAATGGCGAGTCTGGATCAATCCGGACTGTTGTGTGTCCGTTTTGGACTATTTTGGACTGATTCGCACCTTTTGGAGAGTTTTTGAAGCG